TCGAACGCGAAATAGGCTTCGTCGGTGTAACCGGCGACACTGCAAAGCTTGTTTTCGTCCACGGTCACCGTGGCGGCGTTGCCCGAAATCGCGGCGGCTGCTCGGTAGTAGTTTCGCTTGTTCGGCAACAGCACTTCAAGGTAGGCCGTGAACCCCGTTAGCGCGGCTTCCGCGCCGCCGTCGTAGATAAGCGCCTTGATGGTCGTTCCGTGCTTGTCGCCCTGTCCGACCCTCACAAGGCCAGCGCCCAAGCCGTCCTTGCTAAGGTCTAGTTCAAGGGTGTGCGTGTTCATCTGCTCTCACCTGCCTTGGTGATCTCGCGCAGGGCTGTAAGCTTCTCGCCGAAAACCTCTATGGGGTCGCGCGGCGGCGCGGTCGCGCCCTCTGATGCCGACAGCGTGGCGGATTCGGGCAGTATGAGCGCGGCCATAGCGTCGAACACGTCTAGCACCGCTTCCATGCGGTCATCAACGTAGACGGGTTCAACCAGCGTGAACGAACCTTCAACGCCGCTTGGCGGTGTCACATCGCACGCCCTCACAATTTGGCGGTCGCCCGCCGCGTCAACCGCGACGAAGATAACGCCCTGCGCTTCCGCTGCGGCGAGCAACGCCGGGTCGAACTCCGACACCTGCATTTCGGTGTTGCTCAAAGCGTCATGCGCCATGTACATAACTGGTTTGTCCAATTGAAGCCCCCTAACCTGTGCCGACAGTTACACAAGACGTGCAAAGCCCGTCAGAAAAGTTGATCTTGAATGTTCCGTAATGCCAGCTAACGCAACCGTTGCCGTTGCTGTGAACCTCGGTGACGATTGGCTGTTGCATGGTGCCTGATTTGCAGATGGTCGCAACAACGCTTCTGTCTCCGCTTTCTGCCACGGATATTTGCGGGGTCGAAATCCTTATGCCGTGGTTGCCCAGAAGCTGCAAGCCGGTGTACTGCTCGCCGGTCTGAATGTTTCGGAAGTGCGCCGAAAAGTCGATTACGCCAATCTGCGTGCCGTTTTCAAGCCCCCGAATCTCACCGGCGATAAGCTGCAAAAGGTTTGACGCGTAGCCGCATGAGAACTGGCCGTTTGCGGTGATGTTGTTAGCGGTCATGTAGTTTGTCTTCAACGTTCCGTTGGTCAAATCCCATGTGCTGCGCCCTAGGTTGTCCGTCAGAAGCCCCGCGCGTATGCGGTCGGCTCGCATCGTCCCGGCGTTGATGCAATCGGCTGTCACGCTCGCGCCGGTTATAAACGTCTTCCAGTTCCATTGCCCGCTGCTCGTAAGGCTCGAAGCAAGGCGGATGCCGCGCCCGGAAATGTTCACGCACCACATACCCGACACGCTTTTGAGCGGCAAGCCGGTTTCGGGGTTCAATGGCACGTTGCTGTACAAGCTGCCAAGTTCAAAGGTTTCAAGCTTGTATGTCCCAACCGCGTTGAACTGATCGTTAAGCGCGTCTTGAAGCTGCACAAGCCAGCTAACCGACGTGCCCGCCACCGCGTCATAGGTCGCCGCCGCGCGGCTGCTGTTCTTTAGGGTCTGGCTCACGCTCTGCCACATATCGGCCATGCTGTTAATGAGGTTGCCGAAAGTAACGGTAGCGTCGCCGCCCAGCAAGTCGCGTTCGATCTGCGAAACGCGCCCGGTAAGCCTTATGCCCTCTTCGGTAAAGCCCTTGTCGATGATTGCCACGCGGTCACCCACCGCCACGCCTTCCCAGCTTCGCCCGAACGCGTACAGGTCAAGCACGCTTGCTTCATAGCTAACCTTCGGTTCGCTGACCTCTGCAAGGTACGCTTTCGTTTCCTTTAGAAGCTGCGCGGCATCCTCGCACTGCTCGTTCACGTAGCTTGTGCAAGCCGGAAGCGCCGTGCCGCGTGCGTCCGGGTGCCCCCAAATCTTCGTTGCGGCGGCATCCTCGACGTAGGCTTTGCCGCCGTTGACAGATTCGAAGGTCAAGCGTCTGCCGTAAGCGCCCGAATCGGTTTCAACGCCCTTGCCGTAGCCGTAGACGCGCGTTTTCGGGTTGTCGGCTGACACCGTGCGCGTGATGGTCTTAATGTCCTTCGTCCACGTGAAGCGCTTTGGGCTTGACTGGTTGCCGCGCAGCTTGCGCACGCCCACTTTGCGAGAAACCACAGAAGAACCGTTGGTTTCTATGGTGGTTTCCAACTCGCCGCCCCACGCTTCCAAAATCTCTGCCACGGATTCGCGGGCGCTCTGGTGGTACAGAACGACGCTCGCGCTTGCGGTCACGTCGCACGTGCCCACCGTCCAGCGCGTGCCCGTAAGCACGCGGGCAAGAGCCGTCGCAACCTGCCCCGACGGCCTTACATCGTCCGTCCAATCGTCCCAAAGTTCGGCAATTGAGTTAACGCCCGTGAACTCGGTTTGCAAGGTGCCGTCTTCGCCGTGGGTGCGACTCGCATCGTCAACAATGTGTTCATGGGTCTTGCCCTGCGCGTCAACCCAAACGATATAGTCACCCTTGTTCACGTCATCGGAACACGTCACCTTGATTTCGTCGGTGCCGTCCAGCGCTTCGGTGTGCGTCGCCGCCGTAACGTCCAGCCGCCCAAGGTTCACGCCCCAGCGCGAAAAGCGCGTGAAGCCAACTTTTCTGATTAAAGCCATCGTTCCCGCCATTCCAGCACCGCGCTTCCGCCGCTTAGTTGCAGGGTCGTGCGGCCATTGATCGTGAAGAAATCCGAATCGAGCGTGACGGCGGCGGCTTGGCTGTTGACGGTCGCTCGCTCTAGCGCCATGTCAACGCGCACGGTGCTTGTGCTTGTGACGCTCGACGCAAGCTTTACTTGCTCGCCCGTGTCAACGTTCCTGATATACCAAGCCGCGCTTGAAGACGGATTGGCGGTGATTGCCAGATGCGCGGGACGGTTGCCGCCCGCGTTCACCGTGAACGTTCCCGCCTTGACCTCAACGCGGCGCTTGTTGCCGTAATAGAACGGGTCGCCGACGTGAAACGTAACCGTTGTGCTTGGGCAAGCGTCCGTGATCTCGCCCAAGTCTGTTGACCCGCTCACGATTGCCAAAAGGTAGCGCGTGGGGTCATCCGGCAGCACCAGCGGCGCGGGTTCGTCGGTGCATAGCAGTTCCGCCAGCGCATGCCGAACCGTCGCCGCGTCGCGCCTGTCATCGCTTCTTAGCCAAATGTCAACCGGCAGGTCATAGCCCCCGAAGTAGGCCGATTTGAACAACTCCCCGTGACGGCCTGAAACGCTCTCGAAGTTCGCGTTTACAGGTGCCATGATTGGCCGGTTGACCTTACAGCTTACTAGGGCGCTTAGATCGTGCCCGTTGAATATAACGCGGTCTGTCTGCGCCCGCTTCATCCTACGTTGCAACGCTCACACCCCTTTGCTTTAGCTTGCTTGCAATCCCAAGGCCGATTTGCTGGCCTGTCTGGTACGCGTCCGCGTTGCCCGCAACCGTCGCGTTTACCTCTACGCTGACGGCGATTTGCTGCGCGGGCTGTCCGCCGTTGAACGCGTTGTTAACCGCACGTTCTATGAAGTCCCATAGCTGCTTTTCTGGTGCCACGTACTCGCCGCCAGCTTCGCCAACGCCGATGATCGAAGCTTTGTCGAAATAGCCGCCCTTCGCGTACCAGTCAACGGAAATGCTAGGCAGCTTCACGATGCCGCCTATGTCGTTCCAAGAAACGTTGAAGTGCGGCATCTTGATTTTCGGTAACTCAATCTTGATGCCGCCAAAGGCGTTCATGATCTTGTTCGGAATGTCCTTAATCCAGTTCCACGCGTTTTCAATGGGGTTCTTCATGAAGTCGCGCACGCTGTTGAACACGCCGTTGACCTTCTCGCCCAAGCCCGGAAAGCCAAGCTTGTTGCCTATGGCATCGGCGACGCGCACGGCGTTTTGCTGCGCGTTGTCCATCTTCTGGCTGATGTTGTCCCTGATCGCGTTAAAGGCGTTGGCGGCTTCGGCCTTTGCTGTTGACCAGTCGCCGGACAGGGCGGCTTGCAGGGCGCTGCCCGCGCTGCTGCCCACCTGCTTTGCTGTGTTCATGTCGTTTTGCAC